GGGGTTTTTGTGATTATCTGCTCTTGGATGGGAACGCCAACTGGATCAGGAACGGCCAAATCTCCAGCGATTTTATATTCTGCTCCGTATTCAGGTAATTCTTTAATATAATTGTCGAAATTAATGATCCCTGTCATCAAAAACTCTCTATCGTCTGCCGACAAGTTTGGCCAAACATTTTGAATAAGTTCTCCAGACTGCCAACGGTTTAGCTCGTCTTGAGTGATTGGTAAATCTTTAGTGTTAAGTTGGCCTGTGAATGGGTGTTGGCGTGTTATAAGCATACTCAATTATCAACCACTGCCTCCGAAAAGTCAAGAGTTTCTTTTGTTTCGTTCTGGAATTCTTCTAAGGTCATGGAGCCGTTGAACATTTCGTCGAAATATTTAAAGAAAATTCTTTCGCCGCAAACTGCCGCGTCTTCTGACAAATCTCCAGTTTTGCCAATATAAACGCTCAACTTTCCGCCGCGATAACGACCATAAATCATCCTATCATCATCTGTTAATGCGTCAATTTGGAAGGGGCATGATCCGCCGTAACCAAGGATTGTTTTGATTTTGAACATATGTTTTCGTTGTGGATGATACACGCTAGGATAACGCTTGAAAACACATACCAGCCCCAAGCCCACTCTGGAATTTCAATTCCTCCCCCTTTAAAAGTTGGATGATAATCCAGAATCTTAAACGAGATTAAAAATAGTGGCGATGCCAGCAACCATGTGATTACAGAAAACCAAATGGAAGAAAGGAACATAATCATTGCCATGAATAAGTAAAGCGGTATATCTCCTAAGATTTTAGTTATTTTAATCATTTTTTGCCTATTCTATCAGAGCGATATGCTTCTAGTTGAGATTTCCACTCTTGGAATTGTTTTGTTAGGTTTATTCCCTTTTGTTCAAAGTCGAGGATTCTTTCCGAGAACCATTTGATTGCTGCGTTTATTTCTTTTAGGCTGGCGGTTTTTGCGGGTTTTCCGTTATGGAGTTTAATTTCGGCCATAATTAATTATTGTTTAAGGCTTTTTATGTGATTATAAAACACTATTCCCATCCAAATTCCTACTAAAAGATAAGGAATAACGGCCCAATTACTTCTCCAAATAATTATAGGAGCTATTGATGCGGACAAAATCCAAGGTAAAAATTTGCCCTGTTTCTCCCAGAAAATTGTTTTTGGGGTTTTCATATCAGAAATCTACTATCAACAAATCAATTGTCAAGCCGCGAATTTTTTCTCCCTCTTTTGCTTTGAGGCAAGTTAGCTTTGCGCCGTTCTTGAAATCTAGGGTTTCTGGTTGCCACAAGAACATTGCTCTATCTGACAAGTCTTTTCCCGCGAAATTTCCAAGGTCAGGCTTTGGGCCAGATTTTGACGTTTTGTTTTTTGATTTCACTTGTGTCTATGTATGATATTTCATCGCGGCGATTGAATCGGCGATATGACACGTTATGCGCTTTAAAAGCTTTGTCAACGGTTTTTGTGCGGTCAACGAGTTTTTCGGCCAGTTTTTGCAAATCTTTTCTGGCAATTATAATAAATTCATTTTCTTGTTCAATAGCCAGATAGTCTGCATCCCCATATAACCAACCGTTTTTACCGTCCGTTCTCTTGAATTCGATCCAAGTCACATGATCGGCGAAATCTTCATCGGCCCGCCGAATCTTTTTTCGACCCTTACATTCAAATTTCCATTGCTGTCCGTCTTTTTTTAGGACAAAGTCAACATGGGAAAACTGCATATTTCGACTCGCGACTTCTACTTCGTAGCCTTTGGATTCTGCCAAAAGTTTAAATTGTTCTTCGCAAGAAAAGCCAGAAGCGGCGCAATCTCCTGTTTTGTCTAATGAATGTTGGTATTTGGTATGGGTCATAATGCTTGCCAGTATTCTCCTTTATCCTCTCCGATGCTTGAGAGGAACCTTAAAAAGGGTGTTTTTTTCTTAACTCTATTTGCGTTCCAGACTATTTTTTCGATTCCGAAGTTTTCTCTTAAATAAGAGAAGGTTTCTTTTGTCCAATTTATGGTTTTTATAACCTCGGAAAGAGAATTGTTAATTGACGCCCCCATGATTAAAACGGCAGGCATTTGGCCGTTTAGGAGTTTTTTTGATTCTTTCGAGGCTGTGAACCACTTTTCGCCGAAGCCATAAACTGCTATTCTGGAAATGTTTCCATCGTAAAGGCAGAGGTTTCCTTGAAAATTCTCAATCCAATAAAGATTCGCAGCGGAAATCTTGTCGGCCAATGTTTTTCCAGCCAATTCTGGCAATGGTTCAGTCTTTAAGCAAAACTTTTGCCAAAGTTGCAGAGCTTTTGCCTCAAGATTAGGAAACTGGCCGTTAATATAAAACGCTTTCAAGTGTAAATTCTTTACAGGCAAACGGCGCAAACACATGAGTCTTTCAAACAAAACGGCAAAATCACTACTAGATTTGGAATCCTCGGCGGTTCTGAATCTCTACCGTTTATATTATGACACTGTAAATGAGCCAGAAAACTTCTTCCCTTTTCATAACGGAACCAATGGTTTAAACAATGGCATAATCTTTGCTGGGACAAGATATTCTCCTATTGCGGCGGAAATTGATCCTACGGAAACCAACATCCAGCAACGAATCAACCGCCCACTGATTCGTATCTCTAATGAGAACGGCCAAATCTCTCAACTTCTCCGCCGAAAAGACGAGTTTAAAAACGCCAAAATCGTTATAATTAAAACCCAAGTAAAATACTTGGACGCTGAAAACTTTGATGGCAATTATAATCCTTACGGCGTTCCCGACCCTCAAGCTGAACTTTCCCGCGAAACTTATATTGTTTCTCAAAAGCGCGGCGAGAATAAAACTCTTGTAGAATTAGAGTTGACTTATCCTTTTGACCTTGACGGATTCAACATCGCTGGTAAGACTATCATTTCAAATTATTGTCCGTTCCAATATCGCGGCCAAGGATGCAATTATTGTGGTCCTCCCGTAGCTAAAAGTGACGATTCGGAGTTTTCTTCCACTTTTGATGGGCAGTATGATATTTATTCGGCCAAAAACCTTTGGGCTGTTGACTATAATTACGTCGCTGGGAATGCTGTTTATGTGGAAAACTTGAAAAACCCGCCAAAAACTTGGTTCGTTTGTAAGGTTTCTCATGTTTCTACTGTAAATAATCATCCTAATAAACCAGACGGCGCGAACTATTGGGAAAAAGACGAGTGCTCTAAAGGAGTTTCTGGTTGCAAACTGAGATTCACTACAGACCAAACAAACCCCTGTTACAAAGGATACCTTCGCTTTGGAGGATACCCTGGAACTCACAGATACCGCTTCGGATAAATGAAAGAAGAACTTAAAAACTACTCAAAATCTTCAAAATTCGCCGAAGTTTGCGGGTTTGTTGGCTATAAAGACGGATTCGTTTTTAAGCCTGTCCAAAACCACAATAAAGAACCCCAAAAGTATTTTAGCATTTCGCCGCTTGATTATTTGTCGTTCAAAAAGTCGAATGAGCTTGTGGCTGTTTTTCATTCTCATCTCAATGGTGACTGTAAGGCTTCCGAATTTGACAAAGTTTCGGCCAAAAATGTTTGTTTGCCGTTCTTAATTTACTCTATCACAGAAGACAAGTTTTCAATTTATGTCCCTGAAAACTCAGAAACGCCCGAAGATAAACTAGAACTTTTGCGGGAGGTTTTAAAATGACAGAGGTTTTTGTTCATGGTTATTTGGGTCAAAAGTATGGTAAATCTTTCAAGTTTTCTCTTGGAAAGCCGAAGGATGTTTTTCGCGCTCTTGATTCTATGTTTGATGATTTCTCAAAAGAGATTGTTGAGTTAGGTAAGCAAGGAATGCAATATAGTTTAGTTGTTGACGACAAGGAAATCGTTTCCGACTCTGACTTAGAGACAAAAAAGAAAATAAAAACAATCCACATTGTTCCAACTATTTTCGGCGCTGGAATCGGCGCTCTAGTTGTCGGTGTAATCGCGGCTGTTGGTTCTTATGCTGCTGCGGGTGCTGGTTTAGCATTCTTATCTTCTGTTCTTCTTTCTGTTGCTGTTTCGGCCATTTCTTTTGGTCTTCAAAGTCTTTTGTCCAAACCCCCCTCCGCAACGGCTGTTTCTCAATCTTCTCCTGCTGCCAGCACCGCTAGCACAAATGCTACTAGCAAGTCTTTTCTTTTTTCTAATCGAGAAAACGTTGCGTCTCAAGGCAATCCTGTTCCTCTTGGCTACGGAAGGCTAAGAGTTGGCGCGGCAATTATTCAAGAAAACATTAAAAGTTATCCAAATAGCATCTCAACCTTTGATGAATTTGCTTCTCAATCTGTCCAAGAGGGGCAAGGCTTGATGAGCGTTATTCATAATCAAACAATTTAATGAATCACTATTTAAGAAAAAACCAATTCGAAATTGCTGGCGCTGGTAAAAAGGGTGGAGACATTAATATTTCCATTCCGCCTCCTCAACCTCCGCCGCCAGCCGAATTGCAGCCGCCAAAGCTTGGTGCTCAACAAGCCTTGGCTTCTTATTCGTATGCTGAAACGGTTGACATGATTTCAGACGGCCCAATTGATGGCCTCGTAAATCAAAACGGCCAATATGTTCAAGGTCATAGAATCTTTGAAAGTATTTATTTTGACAATGTTCCTGTAAAGAAAACTCTTGATGTAAAATACACGGGCGAAAGCTCTGTTGAAAAGTCAGATCATTATTTAACTGGTGCTGCGGCGAATTTCTCTGGGCTTTTTTATTCAAATGGAGCTTTTAACGGCCAAACATTCACTGGTGCGGCCAATTGCAACGCTACAGGTGAGCCTTTGAATTTCATCTCTCAAACTGGTTCGGCGGTTTTGAAAAATCGTTCTTACTTTGCTAACCATGCAGAAGTTAATGATCCTTACTTGTGCCTAAGTTATTCGCCGAAAACTTACTCTGGCAACGCTGGAAATATTTTTAATTGTCCCGATCCAACTCTTCGCAGTAATCAATTTGAAGTAACATGGTCGCGCAATAATATTGCTAAGTCAATTTACAAGAGTATAGACTTGATTCAAACTGTTGCTGATGCTCCATCTTCTTTTGGCGCTGATGCCGTAGCAATGGCTAAAGCTAAAAAACTGCGCTACGATTACAAATCATGGGTTGATGTAAAAAACGATGTTCTGCCAGAATATGACGACGTTTTGGACAGCGATTATCCAGTTTTTGCCGTAAAATTTAATTTTGGCGATCCTTATTCTGAAAATGAGTCAACCGATTGTGGTAATTTAGTTGCTACTTTTTCTTCTCCAGACAACAATTCAACTGTTGATGGTGATTTTACTATTGACGACTACACTTCTACAATTTTGCTTGATGACATTTCTTCTCATGTTTTTAAACCTTTAGAAATTGACGAGCTTATAAACTTTAAAAAGCGTGGTCCGATGCGATACATTGACCTCACTTACGCAAGTAAGAGTTCGGCCACAAATGTTAAACTTTATGGGTCTGTAGTTGTTTTTGGCTATAAAGACGAAAATGGACCAACAAAAGAAAGCGTTGATGCCATTTCTAAATTTGTTGAAAGATGCTGTGTAGTCAACTTCTTAAACGAGAAATATAATTATAATAATGTTCTAGCCGAAGCAAGAACTGGAGATGATCTTCAAACTCCTCTTGCCTACTTTAACAAGGTATATATTTCTAAAGAATACGGCACAAAACTATCTGGACCTTTTGATACTCGCGGTCAAATTATTCGCGTCCAAGATTTTTCAGACGGCAAAGGCTTTAACATTCGCGGTGTTTATGAATTTCCCTTGGCTGGCACTGTTGCTGGCGAAGGCTCGACTGACTCTAGAAACTCTAAAAACTTCTCAAGTTATGCTGGCAACAGCAAAGCCTCATACGAAGAACAGGCGATTCCAATTACTCATGTTGTTGATAATGACAATGTTGACAAGGTTTACGTTACAATAGGCGTAAGAGCTTTAACAGACCTAAATCAAATCGACGGCTCACTAACTGGCATTGGAACTGTTAGTGCTGGCGCGAAAATTCCTGCATTGGTTCGCTTTAAGCTAGAATGGGGTCTTCAAGACTCTTTTGGCCGAGAAGTAAGTTCTTCTATTCAAGAGAGAATTTATCAAGTTGTAGGTGTTTCTGATAATCCTGTTCTTGTCGATATTGGTCGCGCCGAAAATGAAACAATTATTAGTAAGTATGGGTTTTTATCAGCATCTAATTCTACTTCTATTGTTGATGCTTCTACTCCTATTGTTCTTCCGTCTCCAGAAAGCGGCAAAAAACGCTTTGTCAGGCTCACTAGAACAACTTATGAAACAACCTCGGTTTTGATGCGCCGAGAGATTTCCCTCGAAAAGATTACGGAGATTATTTCTTCACCGTTTTCTTATCCTGGTTCAGCTATTATTGGCACAAAAATTGATTCGCGTAATATTTCTCAAATTCCGCCGCGTTCTTATGACGCCAGACTAAAAAGAGTTTTCGTGCCGAGTAATTATTATCCTTTGCGGCCCGATGGTTCTGATAAGAGAAGATACAAAACTGCCGAAGATTTCGCCGCTGCCACAAGTGAAGATTTGCAAATTTACGATGGTAATTGGGACGGCACTTTCAAAGAAAGCTGGACAGATAATCCAGCTTGGATTCTTTTTGATCTTTTGATTGATCCTGAGTATGGTTTGGGCAGTTTTGTTGATGCCCGACAAATAAACGTTTGGGAGCTTTACAAGATTGGCCGATTCTGTGATTCTGTAACGAAAAATGGTGTATTCTTGGGCGTTGACAATCTTTACGGCGGAAAAGAGCCAAGATATTCTACCAACATTATTTTGGCCGACCGAATTGATGTCTTTCAAACAATTAATGCTTTGGCGAATGTTTTTCGCGGAAGTATCTTCTACTCTAACAGTGAAATCAACTTTTGTGACGACAGAATCAAAGTTCCCGCTTATGAATTCTCCAATACTAATGTAAAAGAAGGTTTGTTTTCCTACTCTAACTCTCGTAGGGATCAAGAGTTTAACATTGTGGAAGTCGCCTACCTTGATGAAAACGACGACTTTAAGAGTAAAGTAGAATATGTTGAAAACGTTGAAAATATTCGCAAAAAAGGCGTCCTAAAAACTACCTTTGACTCTTTTGGTGTTACTTCTAAGTCTCTTGCTAAGAGAATCGGCCAACATATTCTTTACTCAACCACAAGCGAAAACGAAAGCGTTAGCTTTGCGGCTGGCATGGATGCTTTGCTTGTCAAGCCTGGAGATTTGATTTCTATTAATGATGAGCTAAAAACTCAATCTAGAAACTTTGGAAGAATTGTTAACCTTGACAAGGATAATGGAGTTGTTCGCATAAACGATCAATTTAATAGTGGATTATTCTTGAATGAAATCACTCTTGTCGCGCCAACTGGAAGAAAAAGCTGGGACGAGCTTTATGGTAAAGCAAAATACAGCGGCGGAATTACTTATCAAGATATTTATTCGAGCGAAACACCCCAAATTCAAACCTTTAAAATTTCTGGGTTTAATAATCTTGATTATGGTTGTGATGTTTATTTGATGCCAGCGACTTCTATTAGTGGTATTTCTGTATCGAATATCGCTCAAACGGGTTTAGCTGGAACAAGAAATGGCTTGTATTCTGGCAGCGGAACTCTTAATGGGTATGTTAATTTAAGAGGAATCGGCGGAACTTCTGGTTATTACGTCGCAAGAAGCGGCACTCACTGGTATCTTAGAAGTGTATCGGGTAATTTGGCCGTTACAAGCGGTTCTAGCGGTTTGTCTTATCCTACGGGAAGTTGGGCTACTGGAGTTTTTTCAGACTATCCCATCACCACCAATACCAACTACGCTTACCTTGAAAATGTCACAATCGGCAGTCCGTACACTATTTCCGTGTCTGGCGTGCCGAAAGAAATTTACAAAGTAACCTCTATTAGAGAATCTAATGTTAACGAATATGAAGTCGCTGGCATCAAGTTCAACTCTGGGAAATACGCTGAAATTGAATCAGCCCAAAACTTGGATGAATTTTACGGTGAATTCTCCTTCGTTCAACGCGGAACAACTAATCAGCCGAACACTACTGGCAACTCTTATCAACTCTCTTCTCCTAATATCACTGGATTCTCTACTGGAAACTTTGATAATCAAGGAGATGTTTTAGATATTTTTGCTGGCTGGCAACCTGTAGTTGGCGCGACAGATTATTCTGTTAATTTTATTCGCCCAAATGGTTCGAAAGTTTCTGTAACCACTACAGGAGTCAATTACGTTTTCGAAGACCAAAACCAAATGGGCTTCTACAGACTGCTTGTGGCGGCAAAAAATCAAAGTCTTGGTTATACTTCTAAAACAGTTGCCAGCGGATTAACAATCGCCGCTTCTCAGACTCTTTCTTCTCCTTATATTTCTAATATTGTTCTCAACTAATGCAAACTTTTCAACAGTCTTACGTTTCTGCTACTCCTCCAGCTTTAGGCACGGGAAGCGGAATAGCCTTGCTTAAAGACCCAAGATTCACTCTTTCTGCCGTTGACAAATATGGACAAAATGTTGTTAGTCCTTCTCATTACGGCGGCGTGAATAGTTTGTATTATGATATTGACATTAGAACAGAGGCAGGTTTGATTGGCGTCAATGGGCTGAATATTGCTACTGGAATCATCGGCCCAACTTGGACCTTGACCTATGAAAACAACGCTTATGCTTTCGGCGGAAATCCGCGAAGAAACTATCAAGTGGTTTTCAAGCTAAATGAAACTTCTCCTTCGACTGTTTCCTCTGGCTCTTTTAAAGTGTATCACAATGCGGCGGAAATTTCTGGATTTTCTGGCATTGTTGATGGAACTAGCGGCGTTAATCGGGCCACTGGTAGGATTGACATTAATTTGTCAATGTTGAATGACCAATATTATACAATCAAAAAATTCGACATTTACTCTGGCGCGAGTCCTTCTTTTACTCCAGTGACAGGCACAGGAGCGGGCGCGAATATTTTAAAGAGCATTTCCGTTTTTGAGCAGAAAACTAATTATACTCTTACAATTAACGAAGGAGAGCAACCCGCCGATAGTTCTTATCGTTATTATAAAATTTTACCGTATGATTCTTTTGGTTCGGGTGTCTTATCTTCTGGAACTATTAGTGGATTAATGTATTCGGCGGAACAAGCTCCAACTTTTGTTAATAACTTAACAGGTAAGAGCATCGTTTTGATTGATAACGGCACTTATTGTCTTCAAACGCTTCATACAGGTCAAATTACTGGCACTGGCTACTATATTCTAGACGTTGTAGCCAATATCTCTGGGAACATTGTTTCTGGCAGTTACTACAGCCCTAACTTAGACGCTAGTGTTGGACAGAGAGAAACTTATCCTTTCCGCACGATTAAATATACGGCTCAAATTACTGATGCTAGTGGCGTTTGCTCGTCAAGAGAGATTATGATTACAGATAACTCTTTGAGCAATTTTTCGGGCGTTTCTGGATTGCATGTAGCCGAATATGCTGTTAGCGAGCAAGACCACGGCACAAATATTCTTGTTTCTGGGCAAGGAACAGGTTCTCTAGACTATACAAGAGGCACTGGATATATTTATCTGATGGCTCAACTTTCTCGACCAAATGGCAGCTACAAACTATTACGAACGATTTTATGATTGCTGAAAAAGATTTTTATTTTCATGAGTCTAGCCGCTTTTTAAGCGCCTATATGACTGGAGAATTTCCATTGACAAACTCTCCTAGTATAGTGCCAAACATGGCTATTCAATTAATGCCAGATAGAAAATATCAGGCAGAATATCATATCCATTATTCTGGAGCTTCCACAGCAGAAGGAATTTCTATTGGAATCAGTGGAACAAATAACGCTTATTATGCTCGCGGAGATTTGCTTATTAATGATTTCTCCAAAAGTCCAAAAGTTTACGCTGTTACTGGCTACAATCAAATGGAAACGAACTCTCAAGGAGATACTAGCGTTGCCAATATTCTCATGAATGTGTTCATCGTAAACTCTGGACAACGTTCTACTTTGAATCTTTTAGCAGCAAAAGAAACTGCTGGCGGAACTGCCTTATCTATTACCCGTGGAAGTTGGGTAACTGTTACTGAGTATTAAACTCCAACTGGCTCCAACATTTGTTTGGCGTTTTTCATGAATTCGGTTTTTTCGTGCTTGTTTAGCTTGTTGTAGCTCTTTTTGAGGCGGCGATAAAC